TTCAAGAAGAAGCCGTTGTAACTTTTCCTGGTGAAGAATCAGAAGAAGCTACGGAAGACAATCAAGATTTTTTTGCAAACATTGCAGAAGACGTTGATGAACGAGCTTTACAACAATTAGCTTCTGATTTGATTTCTGAATATCAGAACGATAAGGAATCAAGAAAAGATTGGGAACAAACATATACGCAAGGTTTAGATCTTTTGGGATTTAAATACAGAATGGAGCAAAGACCTTTTAAAGGAGCGTCTGGTGTAACTCATCCTTTGCTTGCAGAAGCCGTTACACAATTTCAAGCACAAGCATACAAAGAACTATTACCAAGTGATGGTCCTGTAAGAACACAAGTCGTTGGTTTAAAAAATCAAGCTGTTGAACAACAGGCAGAACGAGTTAAAGACTATTTAAATTATCTAATTATGGAGAAGATGGAAGAATATACTCCAGAGTTTGATCAAATGTTATTTTATCTTCCTCTTGCAGGATCCACTTTTAAAAAAGTTTATTATGATGCATTATTAGAAAGAGCTGTTTCTAAATTTGTACCAGCAGAAGATTTAGTTGTACCTTATTTTGCAACTGACTTAAAAGAAGCTCCAAGAATTACACACGTTATTAAACAATCAGAAAATGATTTATTAAAAAAAATGGCATCAGGATTCTACAGAGAAGTAGACTTGATGAAACCTGAAAAGAAAGAAAACAAAATTCAAGATAAGTACAATGAACTAGAAGGTATTAAACCTGTAGAGACAAGTGATTATCAATACAATGTTCTTGAGATGCACGTTGATTTAGATTTATCTGACTACATTGCAGAGAACGAAGAAGATAAAATTAATATAAAAATTCCTTACATTGTAACTATTGAAGAAGCTACAAGACAAGTTTTATCTATTTATAGAAATTATAGAGAAGGTGATAACAAATTTAATAGAAAAGAATACTTCACACACTTTAAATTCTTACCAGGTTTAGGTTTTTATGGCTTCGGTTTGATTCATATGATCGGTGGCCTGTCACGAACAGCAACTTTTGCTCTTAGACAGCTACTTGATGCAGGTACATTATCAAATTTACCAGCAGGATTTAAGGCTAGAGGTATGAGAATTAGAGATGATGACCAACCAATTCAACCAGGAGAGTTTAGAGACGTAGATGCACCAGGCGGAAACATCAGAGATCAGTTTCAATTACTACCTTTTAAAGAACCAAGCCCAACTTTATTTCAACTTTTAGGTTTTTGTGTTGATGCAGGACGAAGATTTGCATCAATTGCAGATATGCAAGTAGGTGATTCTAATCAACAAGCTGCAGTTGGTACTACAATAGCTCTTTTAGAGCGTGGAAGTAGAGTGATGAGTGCAATTCACAAGCGATGTTACTATGCAATGAAGCAAGAATTCAATCTTTTAGCAAAAGTAGTGGCAGAATACTTGCCACCTGAGTATCCATACGCAGTTTATGGTGCAGAAAGAATTATAAAAGTTGTAGATTTTGATGAAAGAGTAGATATTTTACCTGTTGCAGACCCAAATATTTTCTCAATGTCACAAAGAGTGACGTTAGCACAGACACAATTACAAATTGCACAATCAAATCCTCAAATTCATAATATGTATGAAGCATATAGACGTGTTTATGAGGCATTGGGTACAAAACAAATACCAGAATTACTAAGACCAGAGATAACTCCTGTTCCAAAAGACCCTGCAATCGAAAATATGGATGCAATGCAGATGCAACAGCTACAAGCATTCCCAGAACAAGACCACGATGCTCACATTGCTGCTCATTCTGCGTTTATGAAGACTAGAATGGTGCAAATTAATCCTCCAGTGTATGCAAATTTACAAGGACACATATCTCAACACGTATCTTTGAAGGCTGCACAAGAAGTTAATAATATGATGGCTGAAAATACAGAGATGATGCAGATGGCACAGATGAATCCACAAGCTTTTCAAGCATTATTGAACTCAGAGATAGCAAGACGTATTGCTCAAATCACTATTGAGTTAGCACAAGCTGAATCTATGGAAGATAATGCTAAACAGGATCCAATTGTGATGTTGAAACAAAGAGAATTAGATTTAAGGGCTATGGATTTACAACGTAAGGCTCAAGAGAGTACAATGAAGATGGATACACAATCTGATCAATTTGAAGATCGATTGGAATTTGATAAATTAAAACTAGAACAACAAGATGAGCAGTCTGATAAACGTTTAGAAGTTGCTCGAGAAAAAATGGAGAAACAAAATGGGCAAAAAATTAGGACTAGACGATAAATATAAAATATTACAAGGATATAAACCTGCACCAAGAGTAAGAAACATTGATCCTGGTATGGTAAGTCCAGGAATAGGATTATTTCCTAAAGTATCACCTAAGTTAGGTGGTGGACCAAAAGGTAAATTTAGTTCTGTTAAATCAGATTTAGGTATTGGTACTGGAATTATGGGAAAAATTAAAAATGTTCTTTCAAAAAAATCTGTTCAAGTACCTAGCGCAGCAGCTGCAGGATATGAAATAGGAAAAGCTGAAAAAAAACCTGAAGGTAAAATGTATGGAGGTTCTGCTAAAAAATATAAAAAAGGCGGAATGTCTATGAAAGATAAAAAAATTAAAAAGGTAATGGGTGAATATAAAAAAGGCGAACTTAATATTGGTAAGTCTAAGAAAAAAGTAAAATCAAAAAAACAAGCCATTGCGATTGCATTAGCTTCAGCAAGAAAAAAGAAAGCATAATGGGAAAATAATTTCTGACAAAAGATCGGGGCTTCATCTGAAGCCCCACAAAATTTTATGGTACTATCATTAGCACAAATTGCAATAAGAAACGGAGCAAAACTTTTTCCAGGAGCTACGAAAGTTATTCAAAAAGCTGCGGGTAAAATGTTAGACCAACTTTCTGGAACTATGTCTTCAAGTTCAGCAGAAGAACTAGTTAAAAAAACAATTAGAAAACAATTTAAAGAGTTACAAATACCTAAAAAATCTTTAGGTGGTTTAACTACAACTGTTCCTCCTAAAAGAGGACCTAACTCACAAGTACCTCCTGTTAAATTAAAAGGTGGTGGATGTGCAATTAGAGGTACTAAGTTTAAAGGAGTATTTTAATGATACCTTGGGGACTATTTGGTCAAGGCTTAAAAGCTGGACTAGAAATATATAAAAATAAAAAAGCAGCTGACGTTGCAATGTCAGAAGCTAAACTTCTTCACATTGAAAAGATGAAGAGAGGTGAAATAGAATTTTCTGGAAAGATTGCAGACAATCAAAAAAACGACTGGAAGGACGAATTTGTACTTTTGACAATTTCTTCACCTCTGTTTTTGTTAGCATATTCTGTATTTGCAGAAGATGAGAAGATGCAAGAGAAGATTGACTTGTATTTTCAAAAATTACAAGAGATGCCCTGGTGGATAGTTGGTCTCTGGGTTTCAGTAGTGGCTGCAATTTACGGACTTAAGGCTACAGACGTAATAAATATGAATAAAGGCAAATAATCATTTGCTTTCCTCCTATAAATAATATATTAAACCTTTATGATTAAAGGCGACAGTATTGAATACGATCTATTAGCTAAATGGGCTGATTTTGATTGTAATGGATATTACTCTTGTGAGATTGGAGTTCGTGATGGTATGGGCTCTAAAACTATAATGGATAATATTAAAAATAATTATATGCATATTGGTGTCGATCCATATGCTAATCTAAGATATCAGCATTATGATAATAGTCACTCTTATACAGCTGACTATACAGATGAAATGAGAGATACGATGCTAAACGATTTAAAAGAATATCGTAATAACGGTAAATTTCATTTAGCTAATATGCCTGATACAAGTTTTATGACTTCGGCTATGTATTATGACAATGTATTTGCATTTGTTCATTTTGATGGCCCACATATGACTAAAGATGTGATTACAGAAGCGGTATGGTTTGCAAACAAATCTGCACCTCATACAAGATTTGTATTTGACGATTATCATCATTATAAAATGGATCAAATAGCTTTAATATTAGGCAATTGGAATTTTAAAACTATTGAAGCTGGCAGAAATAAAATTATGTTAGAGAAGAAATAATGGATATTGATCATCAAACAGTTAGGCGAGTGGCCATTAAACGTATAGATTCGTTAAAAGAAACATTAGTGTACTCCGTTGACAAAGTGGAACAACTTCACTATATTAGAGGACAGGTCAAGGGCATAGAGTCCTTGCTACAGGATCTAAAAGACCTGCAAGATAAACAGGAGCAACTAAATGACAAAGAACTTAGAGACTTCGACAGAAGTACCTAAAAGAACCGAAGCATTACTTAATGCTTACAAATCCAAAGAAGAACTAGAAACTGTATTAGATACGAAAACTATCGAACAAGATGTAAATCTATTAGATAAACTTCCTACTCCTACAGGCTATCGTATTTTAGTGTTACCGTACGCGGGACCTAAAAAAACGAAAGGTGGTTTATATCTTTCGGATAAAACCCAAGCAACAATACAGATGACAACCGTATGTGCATACGTATTGAAGGTTGGTGATCTTGCTTACAAAGACAAAGAAAAATTTCCTAATGGGCCTTGGTGTAACAAAGGTGATTGGGTAATTTTTGGTCGTTACGCTGGAGCAAGATTTAAAATAGAAGGCGGAGAAGTTCGTATTCTTAATGATGACGAGATAATCGCTAGAATTAAAAACCCAGAGGATATCTTGCACGCATATTAAACACATACGCAAAAAACAGGAGCTAAAATGGACATACAAGAAAACAAAAAATCACCTGACGTAGAATTAGATACAGATGGTGTACAAGAACAATTAGTAGAAGTTGAAGAACAAAAAGTTGAATCTACTGAACCTGAACTACCAAGAGAAGAAGTTGATCTAGGTTATACAGAACATAAACCAGCAGGTATTGAAGGTATACAAATTGAACAGACAGAAGAAAAACAAGAAGCTAAAAAAACTGCTGTAGAATCAGAAGATGATTTAGCTGGTTATTCCGACTCTGTTAAAAAAAGAATTGATAAACTAACTAGAAGATACAGAGAAGCAGAAAGAAGAGAAAAAGCTGCTTTAGATTTTGCTAAAGGATTGCAAAAGAAAGTTGATGACATCAACTCAAGATTTAGCAAAACTAGTAAAAGTTATGTTGAGCAATATTCAGCAAGAGTTACTGCAGAACAAGAGAAAGCAAAAAGCGCTTTAAGAGATGCTATTGCAGAACAAGATGCAGACAAGATAGCGGAAGCTAACTCAAGAATGGCTCAATTAGCTGTTGAGGCTGAAAAAGCAAAAATGTCAACTGCTGAATTAGAAGAAAGAGAAGTTTATGCAAAACAGCAAAAACCTCAACAAACTCAAGCACCTCAAAATCCTACTTACCCTGAACCTTCTTCAAAAGCTAGAAGTTGGGCTGAGAAGAACGAATGGTTCGGTAGCGATAGAATTATGACCAGTGCTGCATTTCAAACGCACCAAGATCTAATAGACCAGGGGTTTGACGCAGAGAGTGATGAGTATTATAATGAAATTGATAAAGTTATGAAGGATAATTTTCCTCATAAATTTGGTCAAAAACAGGAGCAAAAGAAACCCGTCCAGACTGTTGCT